TTAGTCCCAAAGATGTTCTTGCTTTGGATCAAATCTCCAAAAAGATTCTTTATATTTTACATCTTCAGTTAGGTCATACAAAATATCCATAAGTACCTTGCAATCCTCATGCTTCCACGTAAGGCTACATTGGCCATCTTCTACATTTAGGCATTTATTTAAATAAGACTCTACTTTTTCTACCATCCACTTTAAAGCTTCAGAGGATTTTGATATGTCTTCGTAATCTGTTTTTTCCGCCCTATTCATCTTATAGGCTATTTGATCAAGATACAGTTTCTTCATTTTCGCCTTGTGGTGTAAATGATGGAGACGGACCTAAAAGAAATCCCTGGTCATGATATTGAACCATCTTAGACACATCTTCTGGACCAACTAGTTTATTTGCTATTAGTGTCAATAAATCATAAATTCTGTGCAGCATAATATAATTTACCATAGGCAAATTATCTTCTAAATTCTGTGGTTGTTCATTTTCTGTCATCTGGCCTACCCAAATCTTCCCAAAACTTCTCACGACCCATTTGGTCTGTTTCTTTTATTTGTCCGCCGTCAGTATTAATTTGAATCGACGGCTCTTTTGATTTTTCCATATAGCTCCAAACCAATATTGTTTTTATACTGACAAGATAAACAGTATAGATAAATTATACCGTCATTACTTTCGTTACACATCAAAGGGCCCTGATCCATAGGACATTCAAGTCTAGGAACAAGGCCCTCTTCTGAGAGCGAAAGGTACTTAGACACATATTGTATCTTCATGTACCTTCCTTTCTAATTTGGGAATTTGTTTAGAAATTCCTTATATCGGTCTCCACCTAATGAAGACCAGGATGACCAATCTAAGCCGCCCTTAGTCATATAATACGTTATCTCTGCGTTTATTACTGGGTCAAACAATAAAATGTTTGACTTTAGATCAAATTTTTCTTTACGATCAATGCCGAGTTCACCCAACATATTAATCTGAAAAATTCCGTAGGAACTGTCTCCAGTTTTCCTGTTACCATTGTAAGCCATAGGTCTTGAATTAGACTCTGCCTTAACAATAGCCCAAGCCTGTTTAAGGGCTTTTCCTTCAAAGCCAACAGCTGATAAGAGTTCTTTTAGTTCTCTGTCTGTAAGCATCTCAGAAGGCTTGTACACAGTAGTGCTGTACTTCTCTAAGGTTTCTTTCTTTAGTTGTACTGTTGATTTAGGTGTTTCCACCTGCAATGCTTGAGATGGTTGTGGCCCAGGCTGGACAGTAAATAGAAATAATGTTATCATTCCTATATACGTCCAGTTATGAGCAACTTCGCTCAAACGTTGTTTGATATTCTCCATTGGCATTTCCTCCTTTAGAGATAACGAACTATAATAGTATCATTGATTAGATAACCCTGTCAACCCAGTCAACTAGAAAGAAATCATGGAAATATCTTATTCTACACCTAGAGGGAATCTTACAACTTCAAACGGGTATGGTCATGCGGGATTTAAAATGGCGGAGTCCTTGACAAAAATGGGACACAGGCTTACTTATCAAAATCCAAAAGCCAAAATTCAAATTAATTTTTCTCAACCTACATTATATAAACTACATAGATATCAATATCAAATTGGTTATACACCGTGGGAATCTACAATAATTCCAGATTCTTGGGAAGCCAAAATAAATGCATGTGATGAAATGTGGACAACATCAGATTGGTGTAAAAATGTTTATGAGAATAATGGATTTAAGATATCTAATGTTTATCCTCATGGAATTGATCCCATATGGGTTCCTAAAAAACGTGAAAAAAGAAATGTAATAAAATTTTTACACATTGGGGAACCAGCACCTAGAAAAGGTGGCCAAGAAACAATAAATGCTTTTATAAAACTATTCGGCAATAATCCAAATTATTCTTTAACTCTTAAGGTCTATAAAGAAAGCAGAGTAAGAGTATATGATGATTTCGGTAGTATTCTTGGACTGCCGCAAGAAATGTATAGCAACATAAAAATAGACGATAGGGTTTTAGACGATAAAGATTTAGTTGCTCTTCATCATGATCACGACATATTAGTTTACCCTACTTATGGCGAAGGTTTTGGCTTTATTCCTTTACAAGCACTTGCTACTGGAATGCCAACAATTTCTACACATGATTGGGCACATTACTCTAAATACTTAGGACCTTTAAAGCTAAACTCTACTATTATAAAGTCGCCTTGGGAACTAATGCACCCAGGAGATGTTTATAAACCAAACCCTGAACACCTACTTGAGGTAATGCAAGATGCTGTGGATAACTTTAAAGCTTATTCAGGATATTACTTTACTCAGTCAACTGAAATACATCAAGAATATAATTGGGATCAGTTGACTAATAAGGCTTTTGAAAATATTTTTAAGAAAATACAATAACCCCTTCCCCTTTGTATAGAAGTTTGGTAGAATTGGATTTCAACTCAAAATTTATATAACCGCAAGGCGGAGAAAAGGTGTTACTAAAAATGTCAAAGACTATTGCAAACCCATATGAAAATTTCATTGCGTTATCTCGTTATGCAAGATGGATTCCAGAGGAAGGCCGTCGTGAAACATGGGGCGAAACAGTAGATAGATACTTTGACTTTATGTTAGCTCATCTAGATAAGAACCATAACTATAAGCCATCAGATAAGTTGGTTAAAGAACTTAAGGATGCAGTCTTCAACAGAAACGTGATGCCTTCAATGCGTTCTGTAATGACTTCAGGTGCAGCATTGGAAAGAGATAATGTGGCAGGATACAACTGTTCATTTGTTCCAGTAGATTCACCACGTTCATTTGATGAAACTATGTATATTCTTATGTGTGGAACAGGAGTAGGTTTCTCTGTTGAGTACAAGTATGTTAATAAGCTTCCTGCCGTCCCAGAGACATTTGAGAAATCAACTACTGTCATTGTTGTAGAAGATTCTAAACAAGGTTGGGCAAAAGCATATCGTGAACTTCTAGCGCTTTTATGGACTGGGCAGATTCCATCTATTGATGTTTCTAAGGTTAGACCAGCAGGTGCTCGACTTAAGACAATGGGCGGAAGATCATCTGGACCACAACCACTTGTTAACCTTTTTGATTTTACTATTGCAAAGTTTAAAAATGCTGCAGGTCGTCAGCTTAAGCCAATTGAGGCGCATGACATTATGTGTAAGATTGGAGAGGTAGTAGTTGTTGGTGGAGTACGTCGTTCAGCAATGATTTCTCTTTCTAATATTAACGATATTGAAATGGCTGCAGCAAAGTCAGGTAACTGGTGGGAAAATAATACACAACGTGCACTTTCAAATAACTCTGTTGCATATTCACGCAAACCAGAGATGGAACAATTTATAGCAGAATGGAAAAATCTTTATGACTCAAAGTCTGGGGAACGTGGAATCTATAATGTTGCAGCAGCGCAGGCGCAAGCAGCAAAGTATGGTCGTAGAGACCCTGAAATCCATTACGGTACCAATCCGTGTTCAGAAATTATTCTCCGTCCTTATCAGTTTTGTAATCTTTCAGAAGTCGTACTACGTGAAAAGGATACAGTTGAAGATGTATCGAATAAAGTCCGTCTTGCAACAATTCTTGGTACATGGCAATCAACCCTAACAGACTTTAAGTACCTTCGTAAAATTTGGAAGGACAACACAGAAGAAGAGCGTCTACTAGGTGTATCTTTAACTGGACAATTTGGACATAAGTTTTTTTCAGGAAAACAAGGCTTAGATAAACTAGAGTCAACCCTTGCAGGACTTCGTGAGTATGCAAGAACAATTAACTCAGAAGAGGCAGGGAAAATTGGGATTCCTGAGTCTGCAGCTATTACATGTGTAAAGCCTTCTGGAACAGTGTCCCAATTGGTCGGGGTATCTTCAGGAATGCATCCATGGCATTCACAATATTATATTCGTACAGTTCGTGGTTCAAAGGGAGACCCAATCTCAACATTTTTGAAGGAAGTTGGAATCCCAGTAGAAGACGATGTGATGAAGCCAAATGATACATACGTATTCTCATTTCCAGTAAAGGCACCAGAAGGTGCAATTACAAGATCTGACCTTACAGCATTAGATCATTTAAATACATGGTTAGTTTATCAACGTGCATGGTGTGAGCATAAGCCGTCTATTACAGTTTCTGTAAAGGAAGAAGAATGGATGGAAGTTGGTGCTTGGGTATATAAGCATTTTGATGAGGTATCTGGAATTTCATTCCTCCCTCATTCAGATCACACATATAAGCAAGCTCCTTACCAGGAAGTTTCTAAAGAAGAATACGAGGCGCTACTTGCAAAGATGCCAAACGATATTCGTTGGGAAGATTTATCATTTTATGAGACAGAAGACGGTACATCTACAAATGCCACCCTTGCCTGTACTTCAGACGGAAATTGTGAGATTGTAGACATTTCCGCTTAATAGGTATATAATAAGAATTGGGGTAACACCCAAAATTCCTGGGCACAATGCCCAGAAATAGGAGGATCTAATGAAACAAGATCTAAACAATGATGGAAAGGTAACTATGCAGGAGAAAATTCTCGCAGCATTGTCAAGCTATGGTCGTCACTTTCTAGGTGCAACCATCGCTCTTTACATGACTGGAAACACTGACCCAGGAGACCTAATTAAGGGCGGACTAGCAGCAGTGCTACCTGTTATCTTGAAGGCTCTAAATACAAATGAGCCAGCTTTTGGCTTTACAAAGAAGTAAAATTTAATAAGCAGTTAGGACGGCTCCTGTGCTAAAATAAGCATAGGAGTTTTCCTATTTAGGAGATTTTGGCATATGGCAGGACAAAAAAATTGGGAAGTGGATCAAAACACTACCTTCACATTTACCGTTGAATATAAAGACAACGACGGTGATCCGATCAATCTTACAAACTGTTCCGCAAAGTTACAAGTTCGTGATACTAAGGGTGGAAGCAAGTTAGCTTTTAGTCTTACATCACCAGCTGGTGGAATAATTATAGATCAGCCTAATGGTAAGATAACCGTTAAGATGACTCCGACACAAACTAATAAATTATTCTATCCAAAGTCTTCATATGACCTTATGTTAACAGACAGCAATTTGAATAAAACCAAATTGCTTGAGGGATTCATAACTTTGAGCAGATCGGTAACCATTTAATGCCAATTAATAATAACAATAACAATCCAACAGTAGTAGTAACAGAACAAGTTAATAAAATTCAGGTAGTTACCCCTGGCCCACAAGGTCCTAGAGGTAAAACAATCCTCAATGGAAACGGTGTCCCAGCGGATAACCTTGGATTTGAGGGAGACTTTTATTACGACAAGCTAACAACCAGATTCTATGGGCCAAAGCCAAATGATGCCTCATGGTCTGGGGCTACAAACTACCTTTTGAGCACAAGCACATTGACATACCCATTCTCACTTGCTCAGGTTCAAAATGCTGGATCCTATCATTATGTTGAAATAACTCATAATATGGGCTATAACCCAAATGTAACGGTACAGGATAGCGGTGGAAACATATTAGAAACTGGAATAGACTATAATAGTATTAATAAAATTACACTGATAATGGCACAACCATTCGGTGGGACAGCATATCTGTCTTAAGGGAGAATAGAAAATGGCAAGATTATTTGTAACTGACATTGACCTAAATGGTAATGAGCTCAGAAAAGCGGTTATCCATAGTGTTTCTACAGCACCGCTAAATCCAAAAAATGGACAGATTTACTTTAATACAACAGACAAGGTTATGTATTATTACAATGGCCTAAGTGAACCTAATGGCCCATGGATGCCAATGTCTGGATCCACAGAAGTTATCCAAGATGTAATTGGTTCATCTGTAATTGGCGGAGTTGGTCTTACAGCAACATATGGAGACCCAGCAGGAACAACAACAATAGATTTAGATAATACAACAGTAACAGCAGGTTCATATGGATCTACAACACAGATTCCTACATTTACAGTAGATGCACAAGGTCGTTTGACTGCCGCAGGTACAGTAAATGTCGCTACAGTGCTTTCAGTTGCAGCAGAATCTGGAACAACAGATACAGTAAATCTTCTTACAGATACTCTGACATTTGCAGCAGGAGAAGGAATTAACACCGTTGTATCAGATAATACAATTACAATCAGCGGTGAAGATGCAAGTTCTACAAACAAAGGTATTGCATCTTTTAATTCAACAGCATTCTCTGTAACAGACGGACATGTAAATCTAGTAGCATTTGCAAATAATATTGATGCTAACGGAAATAAAATTACAGAAGTTGGAGATCCAACAGCTGATACAGATGCAGCTAATAAGCGATATGTTGATGCAGTTGCACAAGGTCTTCATGTTCATGAAGCAGCACATGCAGCAACACCAGCAAGCTTAGCAACTTTAACCTCTGGAACTGTTACATATAATAATGGTACAGCAGGAGTAGGAGCAACACTTACCCTACAAAATGCTCTAACAGAACTTGATGGACATACTCTAAACGCTGGAGATAGAATTCTTGTAAAGAATGAATCTACTGCAGCACACAATGGTATTTATGTATATACAAGCTCAACGCTTCTAACAAGAGCAGATGATTTTAACACTCCAATTGAAATTCATGGTGGAGACTTCGTATTCGTAGAAAACGGAACTCTATACAACAGCACTGGCTGGGTAAACGAAAATGAAGTAAACACAGTAGGAACAGATGGACTTTCATTTTTACAATTCTCTGGAGTTGGTACATTTACAGCAGGTGCAGGTCTTTCTCTAAGCGGAACAGAATTTAATATTGGTTCTGTAGCAGGTGGAGGAATTACTGTAAATGCAAATAGCATTGAAGTTGATGCTACTGTAGTAGCTCGCAAATATGCAACAGTAATTGGAAATGGATCGGCAACATCTTATACAGTAACACATAATCTTAACACTCAAGATGCAGTAGTTCAAGTATTTACAGCATCTGGATATGAGCAAGTTGAGGCAGATGTAACTCGTCCAACAGTAAATACAGTAGTAGTAGGATTTGCGACAGCGCCTAGTTCAAACGAATATAGAGTAATAGTAGTAGGTTAATCGTGGCTAAGCAATTTAAAACAACAATTGCTCCGCCAGCCTTAAGTTCAGATCCAGTGGGATCTGTGGTTGGAGAGATTTACTATAATACCGCAACTGGTTCATTAAAATATTTTAATGGATCTACATGGTCTGTAATTGGAACTGGAAGCGGCGGAAGCGGATCTTCAAACGCATTTGAAGTATTATCCTCTGCCCCAGTCTCTCCTTCACAAGGAAGAGTTTATTTTGATTCTTCAGAAAATACAATAAAGGTTTATAACGGTAATATCTGGTATGATGTTGCAGGTCCTAAAGAATTATTGGACCACCAACACTATGCTGGAGAAGGACTAGTTCGTCATGTTGATTATGGTCAGTATGTTTCAGATTTAAATTACATTGTGTCTATGGATGGTGGAACAGCAAGCACTTCCTATGCATCAGCACCAGATAATGATATAATAGACGGAGGAGCAGCATAGAAAATGGCAATTAGAATTCAGTTACGTAGAGACACCGCCGCAAATTGGGTATCATCAAATCCAACACTTCGAGCAGGTGAGATTGGTATTGAAACAGATACCCTTAAATTTAAAATTGGTAATGGGTCTAGCACATGGACACAAATTACCGCATATGCAAATGTTACTCCATCAGGATTATCATCAAGTCTAGGAAGCTATATTCTTGCTTCTAGCCAAGGCGTGGCAGGCGGACCAGCAGAACTAGATTCAAATGGCGATTTAATTATTCCAGAAAACTCAGTAATTCTTTGGAATGATGCAGATTATGACTACACAACAACTTTAACAGCTACTCAGCCTACAGCAGATAGAACAATTACTTTTCCAAATCTAAGCGGAACAGTAGTAACTACAGGAGACACAGGCTCAGTAACAAATACAATGCTTGCAGGATCAATTGCAAATAGTAAGCTTACAAATTCATCTGTAACAATTAATACAAATTCTTTATCTCTAGGTGGAAGCCTTACTCTAGATACTGATGATGTTCTAGAAGGCACAACAAATAAATATTTTTCAGATGAGTTGGCGCAAGATGCGGTGGCAGCAGCATTAGCTGCAGGAACCCATACTAATATTACTGTAACATACAATGACAATGCTAATTCAATTAGCCTTGCAGCCGCTCCAGGATATACAAATGAAGAGGCACAAGATGCAGTAGGAAATTCCGTTGGAAACGGATTAGATTATGATGATTCAACAGGTGCAATATCTGTAGACCCATCTGAATTTGCCCTTAGTGCAGTTGGAGTTCCAACAGCAGATGTATCTTTAAACTCATATAAGATTACAAACTTAGCATCTCCTACACAAGCTGGAGATGCTGCAAATAAAGCATATGTAGATAATACTACAGCTGGAATTAACTTTCATTCTCCAGCACATGCAGCAACAACAACTAACCTAGCAGTAATTTATGATAATGGAACAAATGGTGTAGGAGCTACACTTACTGCTGATACATCTCGTGCCTGGAATGGCATTGATTCACATACAACATTTAATGTTGGCGACAGAATTCTTGTAAAGAATCAGACAGACGCTTCACAAAATGGTATGTATACTCTTACCCAATTAACTGCTCCATGGATTTTAACCCGTGCAACAGATGCAGATAATTCTCCAGCAGGAGAGCTTGCATATGGAGACTTTGTGTTCGTACAAAATGGCGGACAAGCAGGATATGGATTTGTTGTAAATACAACAGGTACAATTACAATTGGAACCACAAACATCAACTATGTTCAGTTTAATGCTGGACAGGTAGTAGTTGCAGGAAATGGTTTACAAGAAGCAGTTGCTGGTACATTGTCAATTGATACTACAGTTACAGTAGATTTAAATACAGCACAAACGCTAACAAATAAAACAATTACAGGAACATTTACTGGTAACGTAACTGGTGATGTTTCAGGAAATGCAGGAACTGTAACAAATGGAGTTGTAACTGCAGGATCTTATTCAGACCCTTCTTGGATTACATCTTTAGCTGCTTCAAAGGTAGGCCTAGGTAATGTTGAGAATACAGCATTATCAACATGGGCTGGAAGTACAAATATTACAACCCTAGGAACAGTTTCAACTGGAACATGGAATGCAACTGCAATTGGTACAACTAAAGGCGGAACAGGATTAACATCTTATACATCTGGAGATATTCTATATGCTTCTGCTACAGACACCCTTGCTAAATTAGCTAAGGGTACAGATGGACAAATATTAACATTAGCTTCAGGGGTTCCTTCTTGGGCAGCCGCTCCAATTACTCTTCCAACACAAACAAATAATTCTGGAAAGTATTTAACAACAGACGGAACAACTGCTTCTTGGGCAACACTAGTTGTTCCAATTGAAACAGGAACTGCAACAGTAACTGCTGATACAGCAACTACAATAGATACAACTGCACTATCAGCATTTACATCTATTGAGTATATGGTTTCTCTAAAGCAAGGTTCAAAGGTTAGAACATCCAAAGTTGTTGTTCAGACCGATGGAACTTCTGTAGATATGACAGAGTTTGCAATTACAGAAACTGGTGGAGCAATGACAGGAGTAGTAGTTTCAGCAGCAGTTTCTTCAACAAATGCAGTACTACAGGCAACTGTAACAGATGCATCAAGCACAAATGTAACCGTTAAATTTAGTAAAGTAAAGCTCTAAGGGAGGAATTAAGTGGCAGATAAAAACTTTAAAGTTAAATCTGGATTAAATATCCCGATTACTTCCGCTGCTATTCTGACCACCGATTCAAGCGGTAATATTTCTTCTACTGCAGTTCTTCCAATTACAGCAGGCGGAACAGGACAAACATCAGCAACTAACGCTATCAATGCCTTGCTTCCAGTACAAAATGGATCTACAGTTAACTATTCAATCCAGTCAGATGGAACAAACATTTCCTGGGCTAAGGTATATAATCAAGTAGTTCAAAATGCAGGAGTTTCCGTAAATCCACGTAGAATAGTAAATTTTGTAGGAGCGGCATTTACAGATAGTTCTGAAACAGATACTACAACAATTACTTTATCTCCTACGCCTAAATATCAAACATCTGCCCCATCTGATCCAGTAGTTGGACAAATTTGGGTGGATTCAGATGATGATGTAACTACATTTAACCCATATATTATTAGCAGAAATAAGTTTACAGCCACAGCTGGGCAGACCACATTTGCTACAACACAATCTTTTATTCAAGGATACGAACAAGTATTTCTTAATGGTATACTTTTGGTATATGGAGATGACTATACAACTCCTACTACATCCTCCGTCGTTTTATCTTCTGGAGCAGCAGTCGGAGATTCAGTAGAAATTATTATTCAAACTAATTTATCCGCATATATAGTTGAAACGCCTCTTAGGGCCTCAACATTTATGTTGATGGGGGCATAATGGCAACAGAAGTATTTAAGATACTAGGGCAGGTAGCACCAGGAACAACTAATACAGCATTGTATACCGTTCCAACAGGCAAGTCTGCAGTCATATCAACCATTGCTGTATGTAATCAAACATCTTCTGATGTAACATTCAGAATTGCTACACAAAGAGCAGCAGATGCCTCAACATCTACAATTTTAGCTAAACAATATATTGCGTATGGTTCAACAGTAGCTGCCAACGACACAACATTTGTCACTATCGGAGCTACGCTTGCGGCGGGAGATCAAATAATAGTCTATGGATCTTCTTCTAGTCTTTCATTCAACGCATATGGCTCCGAGGTGACTCCATAATGGCAGTAAGTAAATTAAATCCTTCAGCAGGTGGCATTCCATACGGAGATAATGCAGGTCGTCCTGCAAATCCAGACACTGGAAGATTATATTCAAACGGAGAAGCTTCCAGACTTGAGCTTTATACCACTACAGGTTGGCAGAATATTGTGCAAGAAACTCCTGGAGTTGTTTCTGTTTCTGGAGTTTATAATGAGTCTGCCGCATCAAATACATTAACAGTAAATGGTACAAATTTTGCAGCAGGAGCTGTAGCTTATGCAATCGGAACCAATGGAATAGATTATCAAGCTTCAACAACAACATTAAATTCTATAGTACAGCTCACAGCAGTATTTTCTAATTTATCTGAATCCTATGAGCCATACGATATTAAAGTTGTAAATCCATCAAATCTTTATGGAACATTGCCAGATGCTTTTTATATAAATCAGTCACCTATATGGTCAACAGCTTCAGGCTCCCTGGGAACCTTTGGTTCTGCAAAGTCTGTCACCACTAGTTCACTTTCTTCATCTGACCCAGAATCTACAACAATTACATACTCTTCTTCAAATTTGCCAGTTTGGTTATCTTTAAACTCATCAACTGGTGTTTTAACTGGAACTAGTCCATCAGTAACATCTAGTACCACATATTCTTTTAGCATTACAGCTTCAGATGGTGCAAATAATATACCACGGAATTTTAGTGTTACAGTAAACGCAACTCCAGTTGTTAGTGGTGGGACTTTGTCTTCAGATTCAACTTACTACTACAGAACATTTACTGGAACTGGAACACTTCAGGTTGCTAACATATCTTTAACATCAGATATAATGACAGTTGCAGGCGGAGGAGGCTCAAGTACTCACTCAAGCGTAGATGGCGGAGGAGGCGGTGCAGGAGCAGGTGGATTACTTTATTCTTCATCTACTTCAATGCCAGTAGCTTCATACTCAGTTACAATTGGCGGCGGAGGCGGCAATCGGTCAAACGGAACAAATACAACAGTTTCTGGTAGTTCGGTTTCTTTAACTGCAATTGGAGGCGGTGCAGGAGGATCTTATTCAAACTTTAATGCAAATTCTGGTGGCTCTGGAGGTGGACAAGCAGGTGCAATGACAACATCTTTAGCATCTGGAACATCTGGACAGGGAAATCCAGGAGGATATGGTGGACAGGGTAATCCACAATATGGCGGAGGCGGCGGCGGAGGCGCTGGTGGTGCTGGAGGAAGCACAAATACTGATGCTCCAGGAGCTGGAGGAGACGGATCTTCCCTATATTCTTCTTGGGGAGTAGCAACATCGACTGGACACAATGTTGGCGGTACACGCTATTACGCAGGCGGAGGCGGCGGAGGAACACGATCTGCTTCTTATGCCGCTGCATTTTCTGGTGCATCTGGTGGCAATGGTGGCGGCGGAACGGGATCTGGAAATCAAAATAGCAATACTCCAACAAATGGTTTAACAAATACAGGAGGAGGCGCTGGAGGATCATCAACAAACCCAAATGCTACGGCAACAGGTGGTTCTGGCATAGTAATATTTAGATACACAAAAGCTTCGGTGGGTGATTAATGGCTAAAACAGTTAAAATTTGGAACGGTACAGAATGGGTAGATCTTGGAGTAAAAGCTGCTCTTCCTCCTGATTATATAGATTCTACTGCTCTTAATTCCGCCCTTGCTTCATATAAGCAAGAAGTAAATCTTACAGTATCATCTAACATAACATTAGTGGCGGGACGCAGATATTTTGTTGATACATCAGCTGCTAGAACATTAACACTTCCTGCAAGCCCAACACTTGGGCAAGAAATTGTAGTTGTAGATGCAGCTGGTACAGCTGGAACAAATAACATTACAATTAATTCAAACAGTGGTAAAATTAACGGTACAGTACAAAACCTTACAATTGACGTAGATGGAGCAGGCGCTTCATTAATATATACAGGATCTGCATATGGCTGGAGGGTAGGATAATGGCAATTAGTTTTTCTAGTTTATCTGGCGGTACATCATTTACAGTAGTCACATCTACAGGCGGATCTAAGACGGCTACTCTTGATAAGTCATATCCAGCAGGAACATATTTAATTGAATCTAAAGCATTAGATACAAACCTAGAAGTATATCTAGGAGCATCAGATGGCACCCCCGTAGGATCGGCGGTGGCAGGAGCAAAAACAGTTACAGCTACTTCATCCTTCCTATATGTAACAACAGTAAATGCAGATGCCAATGATGCCGTTATATTTACATTAAAGTCAGCGGCAACTCTTGCAACTAAAACAGATGCTACATGGGCTCCTCCAACAATTACAGATATTACTCCAAGCGGTCTACCAAATGCCAATGATACAACAACTATTACAGGCACAAACTTTGCTTCAAACGCTACTGTTAAATTTCGTAAATCAGATGATGCTACATTAGTAAATGCTAAAACAACAGTTAGAGGATCTGCAACATCTATTATTGCAGGTCGTCCTGATTCATTTGCAGTCGGAGATGCACCATATGACGTAATTGTTACAAATCCAACCACAACATTATCTGCAACATCATTAAATGCAATTACTGCAGGAGCTGTGCCAGTTTGGGTTACATCTACAACATTAAATCAGGCAGTTGGAGAATCAGCATTTTCACAAACAATTCAAGCAACTGATGCAGACGGAAGTTCATCAATAACATATGCAATTGTGTCTGGATCATTGCCAACAGGACTTTCTTTAAATGCATCAACTGGAGCAATAACTGGAACTCCAGCTGGAACTAGTGGTACTTATACAGTAACAATTTCAGCAACAGATTCTGGTAATAACTCAGTAAATAGAACATTTACTCAAGTTCTTTCAAATACAATTTCAGTTGAATATTTGCTTATTGCAGGCGGAGGAGCACCAGCTCGTGACCACGCAGGTGGAGGTGGAGCTGGAGGTCTATTAACAGGAACATATACAGCTGCACAAGCTACTACTTATAATTTTACTATTGGGGCAGGTGGAACAGGAGGAACTTCTGTTAATGGTGGCAGCGGTTCCAATGGAACAAATTCAACAGCATTCGGTCTTACCTCTATTGGTGGCGGAGGTAGCCCAGCGGGTAACAGTTCTGCAGGATCTGCTGGTGGTTCTGGCGGTGGAGGTAATGGTACAAATTCAACAATACAGGCAGGTGGAGCAGGGACTTCTGGACAAGGTTACGCTGGTGGTAGGGGTGGAAGTGTTAGCGGAAGTACAACAGTAGAACCTGGCGGAGGTGGAGGAGGAGCTGGAGGCGCAGGGCAAGATGCCCCAACAAATGTAGGTGGAGCTGGTGGAGTTGGTTTTTATAATTCATTGACTAATGCAATGGGTGCAGCAGTAAGTGCTGGACAGCTAAGTGGTGGAAACTACTATTTTGCAGGCGGAGGTGGAGGCGGAACTAATGCTAATAACAATTCAGACTCATCAGGAGGTCTTGGTGGTGGAGGAAATGGTAAAGGCGGAATCGGTATTGGTGCTAATGGAACCACAAATACAGGTGGCGGAGCTGGATCAGGCGGAAATGGTGCAGACTCTGGAAATGGCGGTTCAGGAATACTTATTATTCGTTTTCCGTCAACTGTTATAGTATCTGCAACTACTGGCTCTCCGACAACTGCAACTACTGGCGGATATAAATATTACAAATTTACATCAAACGGGAGTATAACTTTTTAATAGACTTATCATTTAATAAATGGTAAAATATAAAGAAGCAAGACAACTAACAAAGGAGAAAAAAAATGGCACATTTCGCAGAAATCGACGAGAACAATATAGTTACTCGTGTTCTAGTAGTAAACGACGCCGATGCAGCTGATGGACAGAATTTTCTGGCTAACACCTTGGATCTTGGCGGAACATGGATACAGACTTCATACAACACTTCAGGTGGAGTACATTCAAATGGCGGGACCCCGCTAAGAAAGAATTACGCTGGAATTGGATATTCATACGACGCAGTTCGTGATGCATTTATCCCACCAAAGCCTTTCGCTTCATGGATACTAAATGATGACACATGTCTTTGGGAAGCCCCAACACCAATGCCTGTTGAAGAAGGCAAGATGTTTAGATGGGTAGAAGAAGATTTAAACTGGCAAGAAGTAGTAATCGGAGAGTAATATAATTGACAAGGGCTAGAGACGTTGCCAACGTACTCTCAACCGCCACTAATTTAGCGACGGATACAGAGACTGCGGCAGCTATCTCTAGCCACAATTCTGCAACAACATCAGTTCACGGAATATCAGATACATCAGCATTAGCAACACAGACTTATGTTCAAAATAATAAGGGAATAAATAAAGGCAATACTGCCTCACGTCCCGCATCTCCTGCAAATGGAGATTTATATTATAATACAGAAACATCTACTCTTGAAGTATATGATGCAGGATGGTGGCTTGCAAATACAACTCCAGGAATTCCTACATCACCAGTTGCAACAAATCAACCTTCATCACGAGCATTTAATAACGGGCAAGCTTCAGTAGCATTTACCCCAGCAACAAGCGGCGGAAAAGCAACATCATTTACAGTTACTTCAACACCAGGATCATATACAAATACAGGTTCATCTAGTCCTATCGTAGTTACTGGTTTGCAATCAAATACAGCATATACTTACGCAGTTACAGCAACTGGACCAATTGGAACATCTTCTGCATCATCTGCGAGTAGCGCAGTTACTGCAACTACAGTTCCACAAGCTCCGAGTATTACATCCGTAACAGGAGGAAATGCACAGGTATCTGTGGCGTTTTCTGCAAATGCTACTGGTGGTTCATCTATTACAGGATATACAGTAACATCTAGCCCAGGAAACTTAACAGCAACTGGATCATCAAGTCCACTTGTTGTAACGGGTTTAACCAACAATACTTCATACACATTTACAGCAACTGCAACAAACGCAAATGGAACCTCTGCAGCAAGTTCTGCAAGTAGCTCAGCTACTCCTACAAATGGAACTTCAATTGAGTATTTGGTTATTGCAGGAGGAGGAGCAGGTGGCGGATATGCAGGAGGCGGAGGCGGCGCTGGAGGAGTTTTGTATAATTCATATTTAGTTCCAATTGCAGAAGCTTTAACAATAACAATAGGTGGCGGAGGTGCTGGAGCTGGATATTTTGCAACTGCAACATCAGCATCTAATGGAACAAATTCATCAATAGTTGGATCAACAACTTCTATTGTCACAACAGGCGGTGGCGGTGGCAGACATGGTGAGAATAGAGGGGGCGTTGCAGCTTTTGACGGAGGTTCTGGCGGTGGAGGAGCCTCTGGTATAGCTCAATCTGGATTAGGTGTTGCTGGTCCTCCAAGACAAGGGTATAACGGAGGTCAATCTAGCACTACTGGAGGAAATGGCGGTGGCGGCGGAGGCGCTGCAGCAGCTGGTTCTCCTAGCGATAGTTCTGGTCTTCCAGGAAATGGTGGCGCAGCAACAAATGCATATTCAGTATGGGCTTCAGCAACATCTTCTGGTGTAAGCGGTTCATACGCAGGCGGAGGTGGCGGAGGTAGAGATGGAACAGATGCTGGCTCTACTGGCGGCGGTGGCGGAGCAACTAATGGAGCAACTAGAAATGCAATGAATTCATCTTCAGCATCTGCAAATACTGGTTCTGGATCAGGCGGAGGCGGAGGATATCAAAGCGCATCTTCTGGAAATGGAGGATCTGGAATTGTAATAATTAGAACAGCAGATTCCTTAACAACAGCAACTCACAATGGATCATTTTATAATACTGGCGGATACAAGTACTACAAATTTACAGCATCAGGGAGTATAACCTTCTAATGGCCAATAAAGATTTTAAAGTAAAAAATGGGTTAGATATCCAATCACCCCTGCCTGTTTCTATGGGCGGAACTGGACAAACCTCTACTACTAATACCATAAATTCTTTACTGCCGTCTCAAGATTCAGCAAATGGAAAGATGCTTTCTTCTAATGGAACCAGCCCAGTTTGGGCAGCTGTTCCAAATGAAATTACATATTCTTCTACCGCACCATCTAGCCCAGTAACTGGGCAGGTATGGATTAATACAGCGGCAACAACACAATCTTTTGACCCTAATATTATTAGCAGAACTACAATAGTATCAACTGCTGGACAAACTGCATATACCGCCTCAAATGCATTTGTTGAAGGATTTGAACAAGTTTATTTTAATGGCGTACTTTTGCAGAGAACTACAGACTATTCAGTTTCTGGAAGTACAGTAACATTAACAGCGGCGGCTGCAGCAAATGACCTTATAGAGATATTAGCTATAACTAATCTCAACTCATATAACCCAAGTCCGTACCTTTCAATATCTGCAAATACTAATCTTTTGGCGGGAACCAGATATTATGTAACATCTTCATCTGCATTAACATTAACACTTCCAGTTTCACCCTCATTAAATGACGAAATTCAGATTGTAGATGCTTCTGGAAACAGTTCAACGTATAATATAACTATAGTCCGTAACGGAAATGATATTGATAATAATGCTGGAAATCTCATTATTGATCAAGATAACGCTTGGGTAACTTTACTATATACTGGTTCAACAGTTGGATGGAAGGTAGCATAATGGCCGATTTAAGATTGTCTGGAATGGGTGGCACACCCTTTGGTGAAACAGCAGATAGGCCAGCATCCCCATCAATTGGACAAACATTTAATAATGGAACTCTTGGAGTACAAGAAATTTATACGGCAAATGGCTGGATTTCAAATTCTGCTCCACCTGCTGCACCTTCAATCGGATCTGCTACAAATGTTGGATCTGCAAGATCATATAATAATGGAGCAGCTACAATAACATTTACCGCTGGAGAAGTAGGAGGAATTGCATCTTCATATGTTGTTACTTCATCTCCAGGAGCTGTTCAAGCAGCAGGATCTTCTTCACCAATCACAGTCACTGGATTAACCGCTGGAGTATCTTACACTTTTTCTGTATCTGCACAAAACAGTTATAGCTCAACTGCTTCTGCAATAGCATCAAATTCAGTTGTTGCTACTACAGTTCCAGACTCACCAACTATTGGTACAGCTACAGCAACAGGTACTTCGGGAACTGCAACAGTTACATTTACTGCACCAGAATCTGGAGGATCTGCGATAACCAATTATTCTTATTCTACAGACGGCAACACCTACACCACTTTGTCTCCATCTCAAACAACAAGCCCATTAACAATTACTGGTTTAACAAACGGAACATCTCAAACAATTAGAATAAAAGCAATTAATACAAATGGAACTTCAAATGCAAGTTCTGCAAGTAATTCTTTTACTCCAGTTGCGCCTAAAGCAACAGGAGGAACAATAACATTATCAAGTGGTAATTTTTATCATACATTTACATCATCTGGAACGTTTACCCCGTCTTCAAACTTTACAACATCAGCATTAGCAGTTGGCGCTGGCGGAGGTGGGGGAAACAATGGCGGCGGCGGCGGCGGCGGTGGATTTGTTAGATTAATAACTGGCCAGTCAGCAGTATCTGGAACTGGATATACAGTAACAATTGGAGCAGCTGGAGCAGGCGGAACAAATAACTCATCAGGAAATGCAACTATTGGTGGTACAACTTCAGTATTTTCACAAAATTGTGTTGGCGGAGGTCCTGGAGCAGGATATCAATCTTCCGCCCCAACAGGTGGAACATTTGCAAACGGCGGCGGAGGCGGAAATGGACAATCTGGAGGTAATGGAAACTCAAGTATTGGTAATGCTGGAACAGTAACTATAGGTGGATTAACAGTTAATGGTTATGCAGGTGGAGCATATAATGATTATAATGGATCTACAGATGGTAACATGGCTGGTCACGGCGGAGCTGGTGCTAGACAAAATGGATTTAAAGCTACTGGAAACTATGGCGTAAGCACAAACTCTTCGACTTGGTTTCCAGGCGCAGGTGGAAACGGATTTCAGTGGACGACAGCATTAGGCGGAAACAATAATTATTATGCAGGTGGTGGCGCTGGAGGATGGAATTCAGGTGGAAACGGAGCAGTTGGCGGTCTAGGAGGCGGCGGAACTTCTGGAGGAACAGGGTCTATTAATACTTCTGGTTCTACAATTCCTGGTGGATCTAATACAGGAGGCGGAGGAGCAGGAGTTGGAGGCTCACCAGCAGCTGGAGGCAATGGAGGATCTGGAATAGTTATTATTTACTATCCAGCAACATAATATATGTCTAGAGCCAGAGACCTTGGAAGCGCATTTTCCTCATCATCAAACTTATCTTCAGACTCTGAAGTAAATGCTGCAATTTCTTCACATGCTACAGCATCAAATGGACATGTTGGAAGAGGCAATACTGCCTCACGTCCTGCTTCTCCTGCAAATGGAGATACCTATGCAAACACACAAACAGGTTTTATTGAGCTTTATGAGTCTGGTAATTGGCAACAAGTTGGCGTTGTTCCATCTGTAGTTTCTAGTGTTTCAGCAACAAATATATCTTCAGGGCGGGCATACAATAATGGATCTGCCTCAATATCATTTACTCCTGGAACAATAGCGGCTAAAGCATATATAGTTACTTCGTCACCTGGTTCATATACTGCATCTGGATCATCTTCACCAATATCTATAACAGGATTACAGTCAAATACAGCATATACATATAGTATAGTTTCTTCTAATAACTATGGGTCTTCTGTTGCAAGTTCTTCAAGTTCATCTGTCACAGCAACTACAGTTCCACAAGCTCCTTCTATATCCTCAGTAAGTGTTTCTAGCACTCAGGCATCAGTGGCCTTTTCTGCAAATGCTACAGGTGGTTCAAGCATTACGGGATATACAGTTACATCAAGTCCTGGAAATATTACAGCAACTGGCTCATCAAGCCCAATTACTGTTACAGGATTAACAAATGGGACAGCATACACATTTACAGCAGTTGCAACAAATGCCAATGGATCTTCTTTAGCAAGCTCTGCAAGTAGCTCAGTAACTCCTATAGAATTGCAACCACCGTTAACAAATCTTTTTGCCTGGTATGATTCAAGTGATGCATCTACAATAACGCTTAGTGGATCTAATATTACACAACTAAATGATAAAAGTGGAAATGCAAAACATGCCACACAAAGTACTTCGTCTTATCAGCCAACAATTGTTTCTTCAGGTCTAAATGGAAAAAATACAATGCTATTTGACGGAACAAATGATATGTTAAATATTGCAAATACAACTACTTTAGCAAATAACTTCGCCATTTTTGCAGTAGTTAAATCTAATTTTCTTAACTCAATTTCAGGATCTTCAATAATTGGATCTGACGACGGCGGAGTGTCATGGTATGTTCAAAAAAATAACTACAGGCTAAATGTTGATAAAACGGCTCAAGCGTCAATGCTTGCAGGAAGCAATATATTAGATGTGTCAGAAAATAATGTATGGAGACAAACGTCCTTGGTATGGTCAGGAACTTCAGACGGAACCTTAAGATGGAATAAAGGTAGTATGGGTTCATTTAACAGATCTGGATTTGTCCCTACAGCACCTATTAAAACAATTGGAGCCTATATGCCTGGAGATACTGGCTACTTAGCAAAAGGCGAAATAGCAGAAATTTTAATATATAATAGTGCTAGCGTTAACGTTACAACTGTAGAAGCATATTTTACAGCTAAGTGGGGTGTTTAATGTACATACTATTTAACAGCATAGAAGAGTTTAATGAATGGCATTCAGGAATTAAGTCTATTTTAAATATACCTTCTGAAGACGGAGCTACATTAGAATACACTGTTGCTATATCAAGTGTTATAAATTTAGACCCTAGAGTTGTTGCAAGCTTCACACATGGAGATTTTGAGACCGATGGATTAAATTTAATAAGCATAGAAAACATATTTGATTCTGGAATATTGACTAGAATTGAGGTGGAGCATAATGGCTAATACTATTAATGTATGGGATGGAACAGAGTGGAAGACTCTGGCTACCGCCCTGCCTGTTCCAGAAACTATAGCACAGGCAGTATCTTCAAATATTACTATGGTTGCAGGCAGCGAATACTTTGTTAATACATCTGCTGCTAGAACGCTGACATTGCCAGCATCTCCAAGCCTGGGTGACAAGGTAACAATTTATGATGCATCAAATTCGGCGGGCACAAACAATATTACAATAGATTCAAATGATGGTAAAATTAATGGTACGGTACAAGATGCTATTATGGACGTAAACGGTGCAGTACATACACTTGTTTATACTGGCTCAAGTTATGGATGGAGATTTTTATAATGGTAATTAGATCATCAAGTTCTAGCGGAATTCCTTTTGGAGATAATGCAGGTCGTCCTGCAAATCCAGGAACTGGTCAATTATATTCAAATGGAGAATCTCAAAGATTAGAGCTTTATACAGCTTCGGAATCCTGGGAAAATATTGTCCAAGAAGTCCCAGGAGTATCATCTATTTCTGGAAATTATTCAGAAGCAACAGATTCAGGTGTTATTACCATTTATGGAACTAATTTTGTAAATGGCGCATTTGCAACTGCAATTGGTTCTAACGGAGCTCAGATAAACGCTAATTCTACGGTGTACAATTCTTTAGTTCAGTTGACAGCAACATTTACAGGGCTATCAAATCAATATGAACCATATGATATCAAGGTTACAAATCCATCTAACCTATTTGGAATTATTCCAGATGCATTATATGTAAATGCTAGCCCAGTATGGGTTACATCAAGTGGCTCTTTAGGAACATTCAACGAACGGGTAAGTATTACTTTATCAGCACTATCAGCATCAGACTCAGATTCCACAGTGACATTTGCATTGCAATCAGGATCTTCACTTCCTTCTGGAGTTAGTTTAAATTCCACAACTGGAGTTATTTCAGGAACACTTCCAAACATTACAACAGATACAACATATACATTTACAATTAATGCTACTGATGGAGTAAATACTATTCCAAGAACATTTAGCATAACCTCTTTAGCCGTAGTTACTTCTGAAATATTAGTTGTTGCAGGCGGCGGAGGAGGATCTTCTATTATTGGCGGAGGCGGAGGAGCTGGTGGAGTAATTTCTAGCTCTAGCACAGTTTTCAGACGTGCAACTTCAATCACTGTTACAGTTGGAGCTGGAGGTAGGGGTGGATATGGATATACTGGAGGAAATGATACAGAGGCTGGATATCCAGGATATAACTCAGTACTTGGCTCCAATGTAGCGATTGGCGGAGGTGGAACTGTTGGTTGGGACACAACAGCAGTCCCAGCACTTTCGGGACAACTTTCATGGACTAGAAATGGTGGTTCTGGCGGAGGCGGAAGCGGAACAAATGGTAACAGTAATTATCAAACTGGAGGAACGGGAACTTCTGGTCAAGGAAACAACGGCGCAAATGGCTCTGATCCAAATGGCGCAGGCGGCGGCGGAGCTGGCGCCGCAGGAAGTGGACTTAATGGTGGCATAGGAATTCAATCTTCAATCACTGGAACACCAACTTATTATGGCGGAGGCGGTGGCGGAGGCCGTAGAATATCTGGTGCAGGAAATGGTCCATCTTCTGGCGGTTCAGGCGGTGGTGGTGCTGGAATGAGTGGCTCAACATTTAGCTCTAACCAAAATGGTAGTGCAAATACTGGCGGCGGTGGCGGAGGAGGAAATTATTCAGGTCCATCAGCTGGCGATCAAGCAGGTGGCAATGGTGGCTCTGGCGTAGTAATTATTGCATATCCAGACACTGAGTCAGCATTAACAGTTTCTAATGGACTAACATATGATCAACCAACTCGTTCAGGATATCGTGTTTATCGGTTTACAGCGGGAACAGGAACAATTACTTTCTAATAAATTCAATGCTATAATTAAATAACAAACAACTAGGGGAAATGTGAACTTAGATGGCAAATAAAGACTTTAAGGTCAAGAATAAACTTGTTATAGCAGGTTTAACTAATGCTAATGGCGTTTTATTAGCCGAAGGACATACTGTTGATTCCCACACAAATTTAGCTACACAATATGGTGGAACTGGAACAACAACCTCTCCTACTTCTGGACAAGTATTATACTCAACATCTGGCACAACATATGCCCCAACAACTCTTGCAGATTTAGTAACTGGTGCAAAATATCAGGCAGATGCTCCTACATCTCCTTCAGTTGGACAGATATGGATTGAGTCAGATTCTACTTCAGATTCATTTGATCCAAATCTTGTACGCCGTCAGGCATTTACTGCAACGGCAGGACAAACAGTATTTACTACAACAGTTAACTTTATAGAAGGATATGAGCAGGTATACTTTAACGGCCTCCTTCTTTTGCGTACTACAGATTACACAACATCAAATTCAAATACAGTTACATTAGGTGCAGCGGCGGCAGTAAATGATATTATCGAAGTAGTAACAATAACAAATCTTAATTCAACTAATACATATACTCAGTCTGAGATAACTGGATATCTAGCAAACAAGAAGACTGAGATATCATCATCAATTTCAGGTGATACAGGATTATTGGCGGGAAGAAGATATTTTGTAACTTCTGCTTCCGACCTTACATTAACATTGCCAGGAAGCCCAGCAGTAAATGACGAAATTCAAATACTAGATGCTTCTGGAAACGCTTCGACGTATAATATAACAGTAAACAGAAATAATAAATTAATTAATGGAAATGCAGGCAATTTTATCATTGACGTAAATGGCTCATGGTATACCCTTGTATTTACAGGTAACACATATGGTTGGAAGGTGGCATAATGGCTGATTTAAGAGCATCTGGTTTAGGTGGAGTTCCAAAAGGAACCACATCAGATCGCCCATCATCCCCATCAGTTGGAGACGTATTTTATAATGGTGATTTAGGTTACATGGAAATGTATACAGCACAAGGATGGTTTGCTGCTACTCCAATTAACCCAGGAATTCCAACATCTGTTGTTGCAACAAACTCTGGAACATCTAGAGCATTTAATAATGGACGGGCATCTGTAGCATTTAACGTAGGAACAGATGGTGGACTACCAACATCATTTACTGTAACATCGTCTCCTGGTTCATATACGACAACTGGATCTTCTAGTCCTTTGGTCGTAACTGGATTACAGTCATCAACTCAGTATACCTACACAGTTACAGCAACAAATAATTTTGGAACATCTTTATCTTCATCTGCAAGTACTGCAGTGACTGCAACTACTGTTCCTGCTGCTCCAAGTATTTCAGCTACTACTGGAAATACACAAGCTGCTATTACAATTACACCTGGAGCCACAGGTGGTTCATCTATTACACAATATTCAATTGTATCAAATCCAGTAACCACAACACAAACAACATCAAACACATCTTATACTTTTACAGGTCTAACAAATGGAACTAGCTATACATTTACTGCAACTGCGACAAATGCAAATGGAACATCGTTATCAAGTTCTGCAAGCAATAGCATAACTCCAGTATACGTAATTCCAGCAGACTTTTTGGTTGTAGGCGGAGGAGGCGGCGGAGGCTTTGATAATGGTGGCGGCGGTGGAGCGGGTGGTTTCCGTACATCTGCTGGAACTTCTGGAAGAAACTCAAGCGCAGAAAATGCTTTATCTTTATCTCCTAATAATTCATATACTATAACAGTAGGTGCAGGTGGTGTAGGAACTTCTGATACAGACGTTTCAAGTCAAAGCAGCGGAATTAGTTCATCTATTTCTGGAACTGGAATAACAACAATCACGTCTTTAGGTGGAGGAAAAGCTGGTCGGAATGGTTCTCCTCCTTCTGACGGTGGTTCAGGCGGCGGAGTTTGGCGTGTAGCTACAAGCCCAGGATCAGGAACCGCTGGTCAAGGTTATGAAGGAGGCACAGGATACGTAGGCATTTGCGGTGGCGGTGGCGGTGGTGCTGGACAAGCAGGTCAAGCAGCAACATCTATGTCTGGAGGTAATGGTGGCAATGGACTTCAATCATCAATTACAGGAACTGCAATTTATTATGCAGGCGGTGGAGGAGGTTCTGTTGAAGTAAATAATTCTTCAGTAGTAATGGGTCAAGGTGGACTTGGTGGTGGCGGAACTTCTGGAGGTCGCTACTTTGGAACAAACTCGCCAGGTTATGCAGGTGGTAATGGCGGAACAAACCTTGGTGGTGGAGGAGGAGGAGTTGAATATGGTGGAGGAGGCAACTCTACTAAATATGGTAACGGTGGTTCTGGAGTAGTAATTCTTCGGGTTCTACAACAAGCAGCATCAACAACTGGTTCGCCAACCTACACAACTTCAGGATCTTATCACATTTACAAATTTACAGGAACAGGAAGTATTACCTTCTCATGAGCAGAATCAGAGATATAGCAAATATACTAACAGCTGCAAATGTTCTTTCAACTGATATTGAAACGGCGGCAGCAATAACAACTGCTATTAATGCTTTACCTCCAGGATATGGAAGAGGTAATACTGCTTCCCGCCCAGCTTCTCCAACAGTAGGAGACATTTATGTTAATACAGAAACAGGCTTTGTTGAAATTTATGAATCTACAGGATGGTCACCAGTTGGCGGAACTGCATCAACAGTAACTTCAGTTGTTGCGACAAATGTCGGAACTTCACGGGCATACAATAATGGATCGGCTTCAGTAGCATTTACTCCAGGAACTATCCTTGGTAAAACATATACAGTTACATCATCTCCTGGCTCATTTACAGCAAGTGGTTCAAGTTCTCCAGTTGTAGTAACAGGTTTACAATCTTCAACACAGTATACATATACTGTAGTTGCATCAAATAATTATGGCACTGCATCTGCAAGTTCCGCCTCAACAGGCGTTACTGCAACAACTGTGCCACAGGCTCCAAGCATTACATCTGTAACGGGAGGAAATGCACAGGCTTCTGTTGCATTTTCCGCAAATGCTACTGGCGGATCAAGCATTACGGGATATACAGTTACATCAAGTCCTGGAAACATAACAGCGTCTGGTTCATCATCACCAATTGTTGTAACGGGTCTGACAAACGGCACATCTTATACATTTACAGCAGTTGCAACAAACAGTAACGGATCATCTGCAGCAAGTTCTGCAAGTAGTTCCGTTACACCAGTTTCATTCACAGCTACTGGGGGAACAACAGTTACATCTGGCGGTTATAAATACCATACATTTACTGGCAGTGGAACTTTTTCTGCCACAGGCTCTTCTTCAGTAGAAGTGTTAGTGGTTGCAGGAGGAGGAGCAGCAGGAGATGGTCATGGCGGCGGAGGCGGAGCTGGAGGATTATCTTATCATTCTGCTAAGTCTTTATCTACAGGTAATTATACAGTTACTATAGGTGGAGGAGCGCCAGGAGTTTCTGGAGGTTACAGACTTGGAGATAATGGAGTAAATTCATCATTTTCAGATATAGTTTCAAACGGTGGTGGTGGTGGGGCAGCAGGAGCTAACAGTGGAACTGCAAGGGCAGGTGGTTCAGGTGGAGGAAGCTCAATTAATGGATATGGTTCAAATGTTTCAAATCAAGGAAATACTGGTGGAGCGATAGGTTACGGAAATTCAGGCGGAGGAAATGGTTCAGATCATGGCGGAGGTGGCGGTGCTGGAACAGCAGGCGTAACTGGATCTACTGCAGACGGTGGAGACGGCAAATCAGATTTTTCAGCTTGGGGAGTCGCTACTAGTACAGGAGAAAATGTTTCAGGAACTTATTATTATGCTGGAGGTGGATGTGGTGCATCTACAGGAAGAGGTGGTTATGGCGGCGGAGGAGCAGCTGGTGTTAACGGAACTACAAATACAGGTGGTGGCGGTGGAGGAAATGCTGGATCTGGTGCTTCAGGAATTGTAATTGTGAGGTACCCAGTATAATGGCTAAATTAATCAGAGTATGGGATGGAACACAATGGCAATCAGTCGGTGCCGCTTTCCCGTATAGTTATATAACCATTAATGGTGAACAGATAAATCTTGGCGCAAGCGCAACAATTCCTACTGGTCCTACATCATCTGCAGTATCATCTAATATTACTATGGCTGCAAATTATAATTACTTTGTAGATACTTCAGCGGCAAGAACTTTAACTCTTCCTGCCAGCCCTGCCCTAGGAGATACCATTGCAATATATGATGCATCAGGGACGGCGGCAACAAATAATATTACAGTAGCAAGAAACGGCAGTAAGATTAACGGTCAAACAGTTAATGCTATAATTGACGTAGATCAATCAGGCTCAATATTTACTTATACAGGCTCAACGCTTGGGTGGAGGTTCGACTAATGGCTATTAGAAAGTCATCAAATTTAGGTATTCCTTTTGGAGGTACTTCAGGTCGTCCTGCAAATCCAGCTAATGGTCAGCCATACTTTAATGGCGATATTGGAAGATTAGAATTATATACATCTGCTACAGGTTGGCAAAATATTGTGCAGGAAACTCCTGGCGTAGCCAGCGCAACAGGCACTTATAATGAGTCTGCTGGATCTGGCACATTCACAGTTTCTGGAACAAATTTTGTATCTGGAGCTATCGCATATGCTGTTGGAACAAATGGTGTTGAATACGAAGCAGCATCAACTACTTATAATTCTTTAGTTCAATTAACTGTTACATTTTCAAATTTATCAGTTGCGTATGAACCATATGATATTAAAGTTATAAATCCATCAAACCTGTTTGGATTACTTCCAGATGCGTTCTATATTAATGATAATCCAGTGTGGTCAACATCAGCAGGCTCCCTTGGAACATTTAATTCTGGAAGCTCAGTAAGCTTACAGTTATCTGTAACAGATGATGAATCTAACTCATTAACATATACCGTTTCTTCAGGATCTCTTCCTGGAGGTTTGTCGCTATCTTCAGCAGGTTTAATTTCTGGAACAATTGTTGCAACTAGTGGCACATCATCATTTACGGTATCAGTATCTGATGGGAACAATCCGAGCCAAACAAGATCGTTTAGTATAACATGTTTAGCACCAGTAGTTACTGGTGGAACTCTAACATCTGACTCAACTTATTATTACAGAGCTTTTACTGGAAGCGGAACATTAGCAGTTTCTAATGCATCTTTAACAGCTGATCTATTGATTGTTGCTGGAGGTGGTCCAGGAGGAGGAAACCTTGCTGGTGGAGGCGGAGCTGGAGGCTACAAGGCATACACTTCTTATTCTATTCCAGCAGCATCTCATTCGGTAACAATTGGCGCTGGCGGCGCAAGAGTACAAGGATCTCAGACTGGAGGAAGAGGATCTAATGGAACCAACACCTCTCTAGGAAGTATATTTACTTGCATAGGAGGAGGAGCTGGTGGTTCAGGAGAACCAGGATCTGAATTCAATGGACTTTCTGGAGGATCTGGTGGAGGATCAACTGGCTATACCGCTTCTGTAACAAGAGCATCTGGTACATCTGGACAGGGTTACGATGGTGGAGTTTCTGGAAGAGGAGGACCAAATTATCCAGGAGCTGGGGGAGGAGGTTCTTCCGCACAAGGAGAAGATGTTTCAAATTCTAATAATAGAGCTGGAGATGGCGGAGCAGGAACTCTAAACGCAATACTTGGAACAAACTATTATTGGGCAGCAGGAGGCGGCGGAGGAATTTATGTGGCTGGATCAACTAGAGCTGGTAATGGAGGCATTGGCGGTGGCGGAGGCGGAGGCTCTAACGGTTCCGCTGCTGGAACAGGTGGAGGAAGTGCTTACAATTCTGGTTTAAGTGGTACTGCTGTAAACACAGGTGGCGTAAGTACAGGAAACACTGGTGGTGATGCTGGAGCAAATACTGGCTCTGGTGGTGGAGGAGCATGCCATAGTGCTAGCACTGGTGGTGCAGGCGGTTCTGGAATTGTAGTTGTTCGTTATACAAAAGCAGCAGTTGGCGGTTAGCCTATGTCTTATCAACTTAAAGTAATTAAAGATTATCCAATCGGATTTTGGCCACTAGATGAATCATCTGGAACAACAGCTTCTGATATTTCAGGATGTGGAAATAATGCTACATATGTAGGATCTCCTGCATCTAATATGTTGCCTTTAGTCTCTGGCGGGATATCTGGAACACGAATAACAAATACAGCATATATAACATTACCAACATCAAAAGACTTCTATGGCTCAACCGTCTCAAACGGCCTTGCAAATAAATATTCATCAGATAATGATTTTACATTAGAGGTATGGATTAATCCGTCAATTCAATCATCTTCAGAAACAATTATATTTGCAGACTCTACAGATGATATAGGTTTATATTGGGAAAAAGGCGACATTATATTTAAAGTTTCAGATGCTGAACAAATTCGGTGGGCTCTAACATATACTAAAAAATCAATACACCTAGTAGGAGTATATTCAGTAAATTCTATTTCTTTATATATTGATGGAACTCAGGTTGCTACAAAAAGCATAGATGCCGACTTTAAATTTACCAACACAACCCTTGACCTACAAATAGGACCTACATCTAATTCATCAGATTCTTTTATAGTAGATGCCCCAGCGGTATACAGATATGGATTAAATGAGGCAGCAATTGTTAGACATTATAATGATGCTAGTTATTACATACAGCCAATACATGTTGTGAATCCAGAAGATGGAATTCTATTCTCCTGCTCAGATAGAGGAAAGAAGATAGACTTTGATTATACCTATGGCGTAGATGCTCAGTGGGATGACTTTGTAGATTCGAATACTTATTATGACGATAAGGGTAAATATATTGGATTTATTCCAACTACTACCGCAGAATCTAAATCGTTTGTAATAAATGACTTTTTATTTATTCCAACAGAATCTGGTTTTATAGATTCTAAAATTGAGTGGCGGAACGAATTAGGAATAACAGTACAAACAAGTATTGACGGAACAACCTATACATCTTGTGCAAATGGTGAATCAATTCCTCAATATAAAAAGGGAAGCTTTAGTACAAGCGGACTTCTATATATTAGAATTACTATGAGTACTACAGATGCTAGCAAATTCCTGCCAAGACTTTCATATTTCTCAATTAGATTCTATAGCCAAGCAAGAATATATGCTGATAATTTTAATAGCTATATTGAGTCAGATGATCAATTTGCTGTAGGGTCTTTAAATTATTCTCCTCTTTCAAAGCATTATAATAATGGAATTAGGGTTAAAACAGATACTGGATTTAAATTAAATACAAGCAGATTAATTAAGACATTAGAGTTCTTCTACACTCCTTCTACATTGACCGATAGCGGCCTTGTGAGCTCCATAGCGGACACTGTATACTCTGCCTCGAACTATTCGTGGCGGAACAGTGGAACAGTCTCTAAAACCAATATAAGCAAGATCTATGTAAATAATGTAGATAAAACTAATCAGACAGACATTGCAAATGTATTTACAGTAGGTGAATTACATCATGTCGTAATTATCTACAATTCAGCAATTTCAGATGACATTACATTTAATTATTCATTATATGGAGCAGTAAATGCCCTATATAACAACATAGCTTTATATGAAAGGACCTTTACGCAGTCTGATGTAAATACCCATTTCAACCTATATTGTGGAAGACCCTCCAATTCAGTCACAGATCCAGTCATAGACATGACAGAATTAACTCCAGTATATTATGATAATGACTGGGTAGTGGTACAAAGTATCTAAATTTGTCACTTACCTTGACAAAAAGCTGGACTTAGATAGTAAAGAATGGTAAAATAAAACTCTATGGATATCAAAAGAGTAGGCGCTAAATTTAATGAAGACGAGACAACTCTCGGAATCTATGTCTGGGAGATGCCAGACGGACGCTGGATAGGAGACGACGATGGGAATTTTCTTTCAGTCACGTCCAAAAAAGGCAATAGATCCAGAATCGATGCTTTGGCTAGAGAAGTTCGCACATACGGTATATATGAGGGCGGGCCTAAATTTCTTATGGGTAAGCGAAAGATCAACGACGAAGAATACGAAGAACAACAGCAAAGATTAAAGTGGGGACTTACACCAGACCCGCTTGATATTGGTGAATATAAGGACCAGATGAAGGCCATTAAAAATGGGGGAACAAGATGAGCGTAAAATTTATTGATGATGAAGGCGGAGAAGAAGTATCAATCTCTAACGTTGCAGACTGGATGAGATTTAATACTCCAGTAGAGTCAAAGAGCACTGACCCATTTAAAATTGAAGGCGAAGATTTAACAAAGGTATCTGGATTAGGTGCTTCATTCCGTCGTAAGATGAATAGAGATTTGCAAAAGCGTTTCCAAGGAATTGAAGGAACAGAAACACAACAGAACCTTCTTGCACAAGCTATCACTGGTTATGCAATGTTTGACCTTATTGAGCCACCATATAACTTAGACTACCTTTCACAGATTTATGAAATTTCGCCATACAACTATGCAGCAATTAATGCCAAGGTTTCTAATATCGTTGGCCTAGGTCATGATTTTATTGAGACAAGAAAAACACAAGAAGCATTTGATAACATTACAGATGACAAAGCGCTAGAACGTGCTCGTCGTAAACTAAATCGTCTTCGTCAAGATCTTTATGATTGGCTAGAAGAGTGCAATGAAGAAGAAACATTTACTGAAACTTTAATTAAAGCCTATACAGATGTTGAGGCAACAGGTAACGGATATATTGAAATCGGCAGAACTTCTGCAGGCAAGATTGGATATATCGGTCATATCCCAGCAAAGACAATGCGTGTGCGTCGCCTACGTGACGGTTTCATCCAGTTGCTTTACGGCAAGGCCGTATACTTCCGCAACTTCGGAGACCAGTCAACACCAAATCCGATTGATGGCGGACTAGAAAGACCAAATGAGATTATTCATTTAAAGAAGTATACCCCAACAAATAACTATTACGGTATTCCAGATATCATTGCATCACAGAATGCGATGGCAGGAAACGAATTCGCTGGCAAGTATAACCTTGACTACTTTGAGAATAAGGCGGTTCCAAGATATATTATCACTGTAAAGGGTGCTAAGCTATCTACAGAATCAGAGCGTAAGCTCCTTGAATTTTTCCAAGTAGGTCTAAGAGGCAAGAATCATAGATCTCTATATATTCCACTTCCACCAGATTCACCAGATTCAAAGGTTGAATTTAAGATGGAGCCTATCGAGGCAGGAACTCAAGAGTCATCATTTAACGTGTATCGTAAATCTAATAGAGATGAAATTCTATTATCTCACCGTGTCCCAATTAATAAAATTGGAACTCCAGAAGGAGTTAACTTGGCGGTAGCAAGAGATGCCGATAAGACATTTAGAGAGCAGGTATGTCGTCCAGCTCAAATGAATTTAGAAAAGAAATTAAATAAGATTATTCAGGAAATGACAGATGCCCTATTACTTAAATTCAATGAATTGACTCTAACCGATGAGGACACCCAGTCTAAGATCGATGAGAGATATTTGAGAATGCAGGTAATTACCCCTAATGAAGTTAGAATTAGAATGGGCATGATCCCACTAGATGGTGGAGATAAAGTTGTAGAATTAAAGCCACAGGCCCAGGCAGAAGTTAGGGCCCAGGCTGGTCAAACTAGAACTAGAGATTCTGAAAGGTCTGCAAATTCACCAGATATTTCTGGGGAGGGCAGAAATGCTCAGGGCGACGGACGACAAGTCAACTAGCCCTACTCAACCATTATTTGCGTTATAGTGAATAACACTATAAAATAAAGCATATGAACATTGAAAAATCTTTATGGTCTTCACATGGCGATAACATCAGTTTATCTGTGCCATTCACAAAAGTTAATCGTGAAAAGCGCACCGTTTCTGGTTTTGCGACACTAGATAACTTAGATCAAACAGGCGATGTTGTTTCAGCAGAAGCAAGCCTAAAGGCATTTGAAAGCTTCCGTGGCAACATTCGTGAAATGCATGGATCAAATGCAGTTGGTAAGATGGTTTCATTTAGACCAGAAACATTTTATGATCCAGCAACAAAAGAATTTTATAATGGCGTTTATGTAGATGCATACATCTCAAAGGGTGCACAAGATACTTGGGAAAAGATTCTTGATGGAACTCTAGCAGGATTCTCAATCGGCGGAAAGATTGTAGATTCAGAAAACGAAGTTAACAAGTCAACTGGTAAAACAGTTCGCTTTATTAAAGAATACTCATTGATGGAGTTGTCAGTAGTTGACTCACCAGCAAATGAGCTATGCAACATCTTGTCTGTTCAGAAGATGAACGGTCAGCTAGTATTTAAAGGAATGGCAACAGAAGTTGTAGCAGAAAATATTTTTTACTGTGCAGACAGTGATTCAGTATTTGTATCAACAG